CCCGCCGCCGAACCTGCCCTCCCATCAGTTAGTTCAGTTCTTTCCTCTATTCTACCCGCCGCTGCCCCCGCACCAGAACCAGCTCCAGCTCCAGCCACTGTAACGGTTGATACGGGGGTTATCGTTCCACCTGCTCCGCCTGCAGCAGTGCCAGACTGTTTGAAGATCAAAGGCACAGTAGACGATAAGTTCAACGAGAACATTCACACCGCAATCAAGTCATTCGTTCAAGAAAAGGCGCCCAGTTATCTGACTCCAGAAGGCGAAAAGGCTGGACTCAATAATGCAAATCTCAACAACTACCTTGATAAGATACGAAGTTCAAAGAACGGAAAGGGGTATACGCTCCTTCTTCCTACGCAGGAGGGCAAAAAGATCGAGACGATTCCGAATAGCGGACAATTTTTCACAGCGTGGACGGTTCCAGATGCATGCTCGAGTAAGGGATCGGATGTTATTAAAGTTAATCTCACGTCCGGAAGCAGTACACAGCGTCCCTCGGGAAATGCCTTCGTGCACGAAGAAGACAAAAAGGTCGGTGGAGCCGCGGTTACGGAGTGGGCGCACTTTGAGCTTGAACTGGACTATGCGTGAAGAGAATATAGCATGTTACGTATCCGACCCCAATGATCTTGAACCACGTCATGTAAGGAGGAAACTCGAGAAGAATCAGTGTTGATATGACGACGGCGACCATGTAGAGCGCATCGACCACTAGGACCCACCCTGCACCTTTCATAGCAGAATACTCCCGCATGAGATCCATGATGGAGTTACGACCTGGAGGAATCATTGGAACCACGACCTGACTGAAAAAGATATCGTGAGTCATCTGAATCGTCACCACAATAATAAGGAACGCTACCAGATTGAACGGTCCTCCAATCGCGGACGCTACAATCTGCGCAAGAACCATGCCGATAATCATTGAAAGGACATCAGCAACGTACGCAATTCCGCCGAACTTGTCGTACCATTTGTTGATAGGCCCATCGGGTTCGGCAGTGTACCGCCAGACAAATAGACCGAGCGTATCTACTGCCATTGAAGAGGCCACGATGGCGAGAAGCATGCGGGCGTCCCAAAATTTACGAATATCCTTCATTGTATAAGATAGAGAAGAGACATGATCGTCGTTCTGGTAGGAGGGTATCCAAACCAACGCGACGAGTTTTACAAGGATGTTCTCGAACTCGGAGAGGAGGATATTGTGTGGGTGAACGATAACCGAATGTTCTACTATATTGCCGACCTCTTTGTGAATTTTGGGGGGCTTACGAATATTCCGAAGGGCAAGCTTACCATCACGTGGAGCGGCGACAATCAGGAAACCATTCAGCGTATCTATAAAACTCTCGGTCTAGAATAATTGATTCATGTTTGATATCCTCTGGATCTTCGGTGGATTTCTGGTCGGCATGATTGTCACCACCATCTTCGTTCCGCCGCGCACATCCAAGAAAATGGTCCCTGATATCAAGAACCCCGATATGGTTCTCCGCAATCCCAAGCTCGAGAACGGATGTTTCCGTGCCGCCGCCTACGAAGTTCAGTGCACCGATGGTATTGATTTTCTAAATCAGTAATGTAATAGGATGGAGATCAGCAAGGTCATGAAAAAACCCGAAGCCAATTACTTCTTTTCGTTTGTGATTGGTCTGGGTATCGCTGTCCTGATGTTTCATCGTCCGCAGACGGAAATCGATGTGTGCGCGATCCCAATGGATGAACTGAAAAAGATGATTACCAGAGTGGACGGAAAGTGTTATCGTTATAAAGTGGAAGATGCGTCGTGTCCCGACGCGAGACTTTCACTCTAATAGATACAAATGGACGCCACCCCTCTAGACCAGCTGATGCCTCCGGGAGGTTCGCAGCAGCCAGCAATGTCTCTGCCGTCCGCAACAACGTACCCGCAGATGATTACTCCTGGAACATCTGCGGCTATTTATACCCCTCCTCCCCCTTCCCAGACCGCCCCGATGCACCCCCATGCCGCCAAGACGGTCCTTAAGAGTATTATGACGTACGTGTCGGTCTTTGGTGCGGTCTTCCTCGTCTCGCTGACACAGGTCCAGTCCCTAGTTCTCCGTTACATTCCGAACTCCTACGCGGGTTCGGGTGTGGTGTCCCTTACCGGCGCCGCAGTTCTAGGTGCACTGGGAGTTGTTCTAGTCTACATTCTCCAGACTCTCCTGCAGCCGCTGGTGTAGTAAAATTCATATTCGCAAATCTCGCAATGCTATATAATGTCAGAAGTGGAGGCATTAATGGCTCCATACCGAAACCGGTCTCGCGGACCTGTTTACGATCCAATTGCATCTGTGTTTGATCGTATTCTTCTTGGTCCTGGTCTACATATGACTCCACGCTTTATGACAATTTATTCCGTAACTCACATCGTGAACTGTGCGGACGAGGAGGCCTGTCCTCTCTGGGCTAGATCATTTCTCAAAGAACGGTATTCGTGTATGAACGCCCAAGATACGCTGGAAACCGATATTATCCGCGATTTCTATCCGAAGTTCGAGGAAACGATGGATAGGTACCTTCGCGATCCGCGTTGTCGAAAAGTGTACGTTCACTGCCAAGCCGGAATGAACCGGTCAGCAGCTCTGGCTATTGCCTACGTTCATCGTCGCTTCGGGATCCCGATGATGAAACTGATCGAATCAACCGTTCGTCAACGACCGTGCATTCTCACCAATACCTCTTTCCAGCGTCAACTGGTAGAATTTGCGTCTCATCCGAAGAAATAAGAGATGTGGGCCAGCGTTAAAAGTTCAATTGTTGCGGCCAATGATAATCCTATTGGTGCCGTCAACGCAGGGATGGATAAGGTTTTGGGTCCGTCCTTCGATTATCTACGGACGATCAAGTCTCCAGAGGAGAAGGGCGTGAGATCCTACGGATCCTTCGACCAAGTATCGACCAATATTGGCGCCGTTTCTGGATATGTGAATAACCTTATTGTAGGACCTAAAGTTGGAAATCAGTTTTTTACCGATACGGGTGGCTACTGCAAGGGTCCTGGTGGTCGGGTAGTGTCTCGGTATACGTATACGAACAATCAACTCGGCGGAGATGATGCGGCAGGTATTCTTGGAGAAAGTTTTCAGAAGGCGGTTCAGGGGTCTGGATTCGACGGTATTATTCCGGGTATTGGCGGAGACCTCGCATCGATGAATCCCCTGAAAATCGTTAACGGTATGGTTCTTGAGGGTATTCCTCCGTGCCAAGCGTATACCTGTCTTATTACCGACCCTACTACTGGTGATCCGCTGGGTAAGGATACGCGGTTCCTGAGCCCGTCACTAGAGAACAATCTAACCCCGTGTGAGAAAGCGGCAAATCAGGCCATGTATGAAAAGGCGGCTCCTATGAACCCTGCTCCCAAAATGAAAATCATGCCGGAATTCTTCGCGGACTACCAGCCGGATAATAGGAATCTTCAGTTCGTCAAGGTTGACTATACTGACCCGATGGCGTATGTTCTGTGGGGGGTCGCCCTAGCATGCGTTGTTGGGTACATTGTTTCGAAATAATGGCTTACAGAGGGACGTCCCAGAGTCATAATAGATAAATATGTCTTCCGACGTATTCAAGGTGAAGAAATCGAGGGAAGGAGGAGGAGGAAAGAATCGGGATCAGATCGGAACCCTCGATTCTCTGCACGAGCGGCATATTGACGACCTGCAGCAGCGATCATCAGCTGATGCGATTTTTACTCTCGATTCACAGATATGTCAGATCAAGAATGATCTGTCGGGGACGTTTGATCCTTTCGCATTTGACGATGTGATGCGAACAACCCGGCTCCAGAAAGAGCTTGATATCTTGGAGGATGAACGTACGCGCGCGGCCGATAAGTACGATATTCAGAAGTATTACCTTGATAGCGGCGATATCATGCTAGATTACTATGCGCCCATCCAGAAGAAGACCGTATCAAAAATTGATATGGGAGCGATGGCACAGGGAACGTTCGACAAGCTGTTTTCGGTGACGGAGACAGCGGTGGGTCCGTCCAAGAAGAAGAT